AGACGAAAATGTGCCGTTACAGAAAACAGTTTCAGAAATTTTACTTAGTGTTATGGAAAACACAATTAATGAAAATCCTGATAATGGGACTTCAGAGAGATTAGAAAACAAATGAAAGAACGCGGAGAAATATGATCGCTAATATTGAACAAACAGTACTCCGTAACCTTTTGGTTAATGAACCGTATATGCGAAAAGTATTACCGTTTATTAAACCAGAATACTTCGAAGGAGTATACCAAAAGCTATTTAAAGAAGTAGCTAAGTATGTGGCAAAATATAATCGTTTGCCAACTGCAGAATCATTTAAAATTGAACTTGATGATTCAAATCTAACTGAAGAACAGTATCGTCATGCTGTAGAAATCATTCCGGAAATCTTTAAGAAAGAGGAAGTAGACAACGAATGGCTATACGATAAGACTGAAAAATGGTGTCAGGATCGTGCATTATATAATGCAGTAATGGAATCAATTAATATTATTGATGGCAAACATGCATCCCTTACGAAAAATGCACTACCAGATATCTTAAGTAAAGCTCTTGGCGTTACATTTGATACTAATATTGGTCACGACTATATTGAAGATGTGGAGTCACGATATGAGTTTTATCACAATAAAGAAGAAAGAATTCCATTTGATCTACAAATGTTTAATGAAATTACAAAAGATGGTGTACCGAATAAGACACTTAACATTGCCCTCGCAGGTACTGGCGTTGGCAAGTCTCTATTTATGTGTCATGTTGCTAGTAGTGTTCTTTCGATAGGTAAAAACGTTCTTTATATTACTATGGAAATGGCAGAAGAACGCATTGCAGAACGTATCGATGCTAATCTATTAAATATTCCGATTGACCAGATGGAAAATGTATCAAAAGGTATGCTTACTGAAAAGGTGAATAGAATAAAGACGAAAACAAACGGTAAGCTTATCATTAAAGAATATCCTACTGGTGCAGCAAATGCTAATCATTTCCGCGCACTACTCAACGAACTTAAACTTAAGAAATCATTTGAACCAGATATTATCTTTATTGACTATCTAAATATATGTGCATCTGCACGTATGAAAGCTATGGGAGGATCGATTAATTCATACACGTACATTAAGGCAATTGCTGAAGAGTTACGCGGTCTTGCGGTCGAGTTCGACCTACCGGTCTTCTCTGCAACGCAAACGACTCGTTCTGGTTTTACTAGCTCGGATCCTGGGCTTGAAGATACGTCCGAGTCTTTTGGACTACCCGCTACCGCCGATCTGATGTTTGCTCTTGTATCTAGTGAAGAACTAGAGCAACAAGGACAGATTATGGTTAAACAATTAAAAAATAGATACAATGATCCGAATAAGCATAAACGGTTTATATTGAATATAGATAGAAGTAGAATGAGATTATTTGATGCAGAGGCAGAAGATCAGGATCTAGTACAAGATACACCAGTATTCGATAATAGTGAAATATCACAACGTTTTGCAGATTTTAAATTATAGGAAATATTATGGCAAAAAAGAGACAAAGAGCAACCCAAACTTCTAAGGGGACAACGCATCAAAATCCAAGTAGGTTAGGTAAGCGTATTCAAAAACAATTGCGTAGAGAATATAACGGAAGTACTCTTCAAATTATTAATAAAATAAACGCGCATAATTCTGGAAAGAAAACGCTAATCACTATTCCGAATACTAATAAAGAAGAAACGAATAAACCTTTTATTAAGGTTAGTGGTAAAGAATTCTTTAATAGAACTGGTTCGAAAAGCAATGCTAGCACGTCTAATTAGTTGTTCTCAAGCTTCAGAAAGCTTATATGTGGGTGATGATGTACAAGATCTTATTTCATATTGCGCTCGCGTATCAAATCCTAGTAATCAGATGAATAGTGAAACATCTGATAAGCTTCTTAAATATCTTATAAAACATAAACACTGGTCACCATTTGAAATGGTAAGTGCCTGTATTGAGGTAGAGACGACCCGTGATATTGCACGTCAGCTTCTCCGACATAGATCGTTTTCTTTTCAAGAATTTAGCCAAAGATATGCTGATCCTACTAATGATCTACAATTTGAGCTAAGAGAAGCAAGACTTCAAGATCTAAAAAATAGACAAAATTCTATTCAAATAAAAGATCAAGAGCTACAGAAAGCGTGGGATGCTAGACAGCAAGAGGTCATTGATGCTTCACTGTCAGCATATCAGTGGGCCATTCAAAATGGTATTGCCAAAGAACAGGCAAGAGCAGTTCTACCAGAAGGTAATACTAAATCAAAACTATATGTAAATGGTACTATACGTTCTTGGATTCATTACGTAGAACTTCGTAGCGGTCATGGTACACAGTTAGAACACATCGAATTAGCCAGAGAAATTGGTTGTGCTATTTATTCAATTTTTCCAATAATGAAGGAATTTGTTCATGGAAGTCCAAATTCGAAATAAAGAATTACTTGAATATCTAGATAATTTTATAGAGACTTTTTTTGCTATACCTGGATATGATAGTCCTGAATTTAATCTGATGGACGGTAAAGATCCCAAGATCAATGGCGAATTATATTGTTCAGATGAATATCTTTTTAAGCATATCGCTTTAGGAGATAAACATAAAGGATTTCCTGAAGAGCACTATTCAAGTCCGCTTATGGTAATGGTAGAAAAAAATCCAGAATTATACGAAGATCTGGCTAAAAGTATTAGAACTGAATTTACTAAAATTTTAGGATGTCATAGCGTAGCACTATCAAATTATTATCCACCAGGAGGATTTGTAGGATGGCATACAAATTGGAATGCCAATGCCTATCAAGTTCTTTTTACCTGGTCAAGAACTGGTGACGGATATTTTCGTTATTATGATATGAATAAAAAAAAGATAATTACCGAAAAGGATAAACCGGGCTGGCAATGTAGATACTATTATTTTGGGAGAGAGGATGAACCGGAACACCATTGCTGGCACGCAGCGTATGCTGGATGTGATAGATTTACTCTAGCATATAAATTTGTCAACGAACGATTGGGATCTCCTACAGATAAAATGGCTAGAGAAATGAGAGACCAATTGATAGAAGAAATCGAGGAAGAATAAAATGGCACTTATTTCTACTTACTATGCTGGAAACGGCGATGAAGGTAAAGCTGAAGTTCATAAAAATATGGAAGAAGGAACATGTTTTATTAGATATTATGATAGTAATGGTATAAGATTTTTTACAGAAGAATTTCCTGGTAAATCTCTTTATTATGTTGAAGATGCTGCAGAAAATTGGGCATTAGGTATTAAAAAGCTCGAGGGGGATTTACTTCTCGGCTAAACTTTGGTATAATAATTGTTATGAAAAAGATATTGATAATTGGATATGGTCGGCACGGCAAAGATACAGTAGCAGAGTATCTTCGTGATAATTATGGCTTAACATTTAAGTCTTCATCTATGCATTGTGCAGAAAACGTAGTCTTTCCTGCACTTAAAGATATGTACGGTTATAAAACTGTAGATGATTGCTTTGCCGATCGATCCAATCATCGCAAAGAATGGTATGATCTTATATCAAAATATTGTGAAAAAGATCCATCCAGAATTGGTCGTGAGATATTTGAAATATCTGATATGTATTGCGGCCTTAGAAATAAGCGTGAATTTCATTCGATCAGAAATAATGGTATCTCAGATGTAGTTATTTGGGTAGATCGTTCAGATTGGCTACCACCTGAAGATGAATCAAGCAATACTCTTAAGCCTTGGATGGCTGACTATGTTATTGACAATAATCGTGATATAGATGAACTACACAGAAATGTCGACGATCTTATGAAATTATTAAAATTATAAATATAATTTGTAACGGGGAAGCTAACCGAAAGATAGACTGGACGCGGGGGCAGTACCCGCCGCCTCCACCATAAACACATGGATAACCAACTTTGGGCAATTTATTTAATAATGGTACTCATGGCAGTTGCTATGGTACCATTTCTAGTAAGGGTTCATATGACTCATAATTTATTAGCTATGTGCTTATGATGGGGGCGAAATAGGATCGACAGGTATTAAATAGGAACGTGGAGTTACACGGATGACCGCGTAATAGGTCAATTTAACTAAATGCAAACGATAACTTTGCTCCTGAGATGCGCCTAGCGGCATAATCTCTGGGCCCGC